CGCTTGAATTTAGTCGGCAATGCTGTGAAGTTCTAAACATTCAGGATGCTATCTTAGGGCGCCTTAATCCAGCCCCAAGTGTTTTACTCCTTTCTGAATGAGCACGAGAGGTAATGCTCTAAAGGAGGGCACTTGGCAAACCAATTATTGACCATCGGCATGATCACCAAAGAAACATTGATCGTGCTGGTCAATGAAACCAGTTTTACCAAACGCATCAAGCGCGAGTACGATGCCCATTTTGGTGTGGACGGAGCCAAGATTGGCATGAGCTTGAATCTGCGTAAACCGATTCGCCCAATCGCAGTTGTCGGTCAAGCTCTTGCACTTCAGGACGCAGTAGAAACATTCGTCCCGTTGGTTCTCAATTCTCAGGTCCACGTTGACATGGCCTTTACTAGCCAGGAACTAGGCTTGTTTATTGACGACTTCTCGGATAGGTTTTTGCGGCCCAATATAGCAAACATCTCGAATCGTATTGATTCGGATGGCTTGCTCCAGTACCTAAACATCTTCAACGAGGTTGGCACTCCGGGAACAATTCCTGCTGGCGACCTGCCTTATCTTCAGGCTGCACAGCGGCTCGATGAGATGGCGGTCCCTCGGGACGGTCAGCGCTTCGTGGCCTACTCACCGGCTATGAATACAAACTTGGTCGACGCTCTTAAGGGTTTGTTCCAGAAATCTGATCTTATTGCTGAGCAATACGCCAAAGGTGAGATGGGTACTTCCTTTGGTCTTGACTTCGCGGTAGATCAGAACGTAGCCACACAGACCGTTGGCGCTTTTGCTGGCGTCCCCGTAGTTAACGGAGCAAATCAGGTCGGGGCGTTGATCATCACAAACGGATGGACTGGCGCGGGCGGTCTGAATATCGGAGACATCGTTACCTTCGCCGGGACGTTTGCCGTCAATCCCCAGAGTCGCCAATCGACTGGTTCGCTCGCTCAGTGGGTTGTAACGGCTAACGTAGTGAACGCAGCCGGTACGATCAACATACCGATCGCCGGCCCTGACGGTAATGGGATCATCATTGCCGGTCAGTTCCAGAATGCTACAGCATCGCCAACTAACGGCGGGGCGGTAACCATTCAAGGAGCGGCGAGCACGTCAAGTCCTCGCGGTTTGGCGTTTCATCCAGATGCGTTCGCATTTGCTTGTGCCGATCTTCCGCTCTACGGTGGGTTGGACATGGGCGACAGGGCTGCGTCTAGAGAGCTTGGTGTCAGCATCCGGATCATTCGGATGTATGACATCAACTTGGATAGAGCGCCGTTAAGGGCTGACATCCTATATGGATGGGGCACGAAATATCCTCAATTGGCCTGCCGAGTGGCGAGCTAAAGGAGATGACCATGAACATCAAAAAACTACTGCTTGTACTTCCGCTCCTTTTGCTTGGTGCTAGCGGTGCTTACGCCCAGGGCCAAGGGGCAGTTTGCCAAACCACATTAACGGCGACAATTCCAGTCTGTCCGTTAATCGAGACAACTCTTGGAGCGGCTGTCGGTGCCGGTAATACGATCTCTTCCGGCATCAACACCGCTTATCAGACTACGATTACGCTAGCTAGCTTAACCGGTGTAGTCGGTCCGATCCAGGGTACGCCACAGACGCTTATCTATATCGACAACGAGCTGATGGCGGTAACTGGAACTCCTAACACGGCGCTACTGACTGTTCCTGTACAGCGTGGGTATCAGAGCACAACAGCTATGCCTCACGTATCTGGAACGATGGTGCTGATCGGCGCTCCATTTCAGTTCTATTCGTCAGATCCAGGCGGCTTAGCTATCCCTCCGGTAACGTCGGCGTTCTCTGCGTGTAATCCGCTCACTATTCAGAGTACGCCGTATCTGAACTACGTTACCGGTCGTCAGTGGCTTTGTTCTTCGATCACGAATACGTGGGTACCTGGTTGGAACAACGCGTCATTCGTAGATGGGATCGCTGTATCGGTAATAGCTTCGGTAGCTGGAAGTACACCGATCGGTGGCCCTGTCTTCGAGATATCGGGAACAAACGCCATTACAGGATTCACGATGAACGCCGGTGGTGCAATAGGCTTTAACGGAACCGCTTTTGGTGGCGGTTGTTTCTATGTTATACCTACCGGCATCTTCACGTGGACAGCGGCTGGTAATATCTCGGTCGCTGGAACAACTACAGTCATTACAATTCCAGTTACGTTTTGCTGGAACCCAACAACGTTGAAGTGGATGCCGAATAGAGTTAGCTAAAACGACGACGCTTCGGCAGTTGAGCGTTATCAGCTGCCAACATTAAGGAGGATTCGAATGCCGCAACAAGCAATGACTGAGATAATGCGCCAAGCCCTGCTTGAGGATTCACTTGCCGAGAGTCTGAACTATCACGATGGAATGGACCGCTTCCAGCGAACGCGGCCAGCTATTCCTGAAGCCCAGGGGAACCATATCTTTGCCGAGCATCCACGATACCCGCATAAGGGGAAGCAGTACATTCCCGTGCGTTACATTTATCAGGAATATCCACGGATGGTCTATCAGCTTCGGCAGATAGATTCAGTGTTGGTTTCGAAGGCGCTCGATAGCGTAATCGCTGAAGTAAAGGACAAGCAGAAGTCTTGGGACGTGTTCTTGGACAAGTTGCTTGCCATCCAAGTGGACATCGACTTTAGACACCTCGCTCTTCCTTCAACAGTGCCAGATGGTACGGCGTTACGACTCCTCAAGCGCACGCTAATTCTTCAGCTTCAAGCAGCAGAGCGCGAAGCTTGGAAAACGAAGAATCACCCGAAGACGTTCGAGGATTACAAACTGTGGGTCAATAGCCCGATTCAGAAGATCGTTAACGATGAAAATGAACTCAAAGCAGCAGGAAGAGGATGGTACTTGTCTCCAGACTGTAAACCAGAAAGCGAGATCAATGTCCCAAAGTCAGCT